CCCTTCTTGAGAAGTGTTTGAGAAGATAGAATGTCTTCCTCTTTTGCCGTCATGAATCTCATTTCAAGAACTTCTTTGCCGTGAAGTGGATGTCCTTCTGGGTAGCTTCCTTTTGATGGTAGCTCAACGAATTCTGTTGGCGCAACAAAGCTTAATGGGTCAAAAGCTTTTTCTACCGGTTGTTGTGGAGCCTCTGCTGGCTCTGGAGTGTGTCCTCCAAGTCTATCTTTGTTTCTGCTCATTTATACCTCTTAAGTTAATGTTGCTGAGTCATATGCAACTGTGATTGTTATTTCAAGTAATTCATCTGAGGAGTAATCAAGGTCTCCGTATTTTATTGACTTGATGAATGGGTTTTTAAGGTTCCAAGTTTCAAGCGTGTTGCCATCTGCGTCTATCTTGCTTATAACAAAGTCTTTTTCGCCGTTATATTGGTTTTTTCTTATCCCATCCTCTCCTTTACTAGGAGGCAATGGACTATAACCGTTCATCCTTAATGAATCCAACAGTTCTTGCCCTTTGGTTGGCAAAAAATCATCTCCTGTGGGGAGATCAACAATTGTAATATCGATATCGTTCCAAGTAACAATGCCGGGATACTTTATCTTATGGTTGATAAGTTGATGCTCTGATACTGAAACCTCTGGAGATGGCTGAGTGACGGTCTTAGCATACCACATAGTTTCATCTCCAAATTGAATTTGAAAACGAAACTTGCGTAGTGGTTCAAGAGTACTTTCTGTCCAAAAAGCCATTTATGCTCCTAGCTTGATGTAGTTGTAACGAATTGACCAGTTCCATCAGCAGTTTCACAAGAAGCCCAATCATACTTAAAAGTCATATCAATAGTTCTGAGTTCGTCATTATCATAAGCAAGATCGCCGTATTTAGCAGATAGTATAAAAGCATTATTGAGAGTCCAAGTTTCTACAGCGTCTCCACCTGCATCTAATATTGTTATAACAACTTGCCCAAGAGCTTCTGTGGCTTTTGCTTTAGAAACTGTAGTCTCAAGATCTGTTTCTTGCTTAACTTTATAATTTAGATTAGAAGTGTTCTTCCCAATGACATACTCATTGGTTTTCTTTACTGCATCGATGGAAATAGGATCAACAAGAGTCAAGGAAACGTCTTGCCAAGTCACACGACCAGGGAAGAAGTATTTGTTATCCAAGTAATTGTGTTCAACTGTTGCAACATCGAAACTAGGTGTGGTTACATTCTTCGCCCACCAGATTACGTCATCTCCGAGTTGAACCTGAAATCTAAAGTTTCTTTTTGGTTCTATAGAACTTTCTGTCCAAAATGCCATTGTATATATCTCCTATTAGTATACAGTAAATAGTTTAGAACTCAATTCCGGAGCGTGTGATATTGAAATCGATAGCAATGAACTCAATAGCTTTAGCAGGTTTGATGAAAACCTTAGCATACATGATATTGCGATCTTGATAATCAGGTGTTGTTGTAGTCTCATCTAGAACAAGTTTGTATTCTGAAATACCAAAACGAGTCTTAGCATCTGAGAGAACTGGATTAGCACCAGCCTTGAAACGGTTCCAAGTAGCGCGAACGTTGCTATCGAATAAAATGTTCTGAGCAACAACGCCAATCTTCTTCTTAAGGTGAACCATCAAGCGGCGAACGTTGATACGGTCAAGAGCGGAAGGTGCCTGTTGAAGAGTCTTCTGTCCGAATACAACCGGTCCTTCACCAGGGAAGTTAGCGATAGGGTTGATGTTTACTTGATACAAGTCATCACGATCTGCTTTGTTAAGGTTCTCAACTGGACGCTGAACACGAGGTCCTTGATTTCCACCAAGTTGACGGATACCACCACGGTTGAAGCCAGCAGGTGCAAACCATGGAGCACCAGATGCAGCATCACTTTGAGCGAGAACACCAAGCCCAGCAACAGATGCAGGAACACGGAGACCCATATCCTCACCAGCAAGAACTACAGGTGGGTAGTATGCAGCAGCATAGCTTGTATTGAAATCTTGTTCGTTTGCATCTGTGATAGCTTCAGCAGCAGTACCGTTAGCATATACACCTTGATTATCGTGTTCTGCTTTATGACCAGAGTCAAAGTCAATGATAGCGAGAGCATCCCCACGATCTTCTGTATTGCTAACAAGTTCTCTTCTCAAATCATCTTGAAGAAGACCAGGCATTGAGATAACGTCATATTGAACAACTTCTTTATCACTGGTGATATCAAGTACTTTCTGAACTGAGTAGTGAGCATAATGCCTAGTTGGTGAAGTGCTATCCGATAATGCTTGAGTGCTTGTGCTTGAGAATGGGTCAACAAGAGTGATATCAACACCATCTGTTCCACCAAAGAATGGAGCTTGGAACTGCTTGACTTTTTTAACTTGAATAAGTTCAGCAGAGCCTGATTCGGCAGTCACAGCATCACCAGTAGCATGAGAACCTGCTTTCCAATAGTAACGGTTAGAGTTAGAGTCGTGCACGATTTCATCAAGAGTAAAGATGAAACTAGTTTCTGTCTGCGCACCAGCATCATGGATATCATGTCCATTAGCTAGAGGACGAACGAGGTCGATGTAATCATCTTGCTTACGGAAGTATTGTGTAGGTTGGTCATCGCTACGGAATTGTCTTACACCAAATACATCGCTATATTTGTAGTCTTGACCTTTCTTGGAGCCGGTTGTTGTAAGCTGAAGTTCAGGGAAAGTCAGTGAGCAAGTAACATCGACTTGAAGATCTGCAAAGAAACTCTGTTCGTGACCCAAAGCAACAACACTATCCTTTGGTGAAGTTACATATGCAGTTGCCTCACCTTCAGAAAGTTCGGTAGACCCAGAAGTGATTTGGAAGTCTTTGAATTTAGCAGGTCCATAGAATCCGAATGGAAGTGTATATTTATCATCGATACCAGCTTTCCAATCATCAGCCATCTCAACATAAACATAGTTTGAGTTGTTAGGGTAGTTTCCTTTAACAACATATTTTTCAGTAGCTGTATTCCACTCTTGGAATGTATCACCAATTTTCTTTCCAACGAAGTCATCGGAGTTTTCATTGAGGTTACATCCACTGAACTGTTCTACAATTTGACCACCGTTATCAACGATAGATACAGTGAAAGTAGAGTTAGGGTTCTCTTGGGTTCCAAGAAGAAGGTCAGAGATACGAGCAACGTATGCTTTCTGGAAGTAGTCACCAGTATGAAGAGAATTCAAACGGAAAAGCTTCTTCATATTTGAAGCACTGTATGAAGCAGTTTCTTGTTGAGGACTTGGGTCTCGTGCAATGAACCAACCTGTTTTAGAAACAGAAGCTTCACCTTCGTGGTTTGCAAGGTTATTATCGTCAGCAGAACCAGAAGTCAATGGAAGAAGGATAGCATATTGCTTACCGTTAGCTTCCGAATCAGCAGCTAATAGAGTTTCATAAACATGTGTTTCGAATGTTTCACCCAAGAAATATTTTTCTGTATTGACTTGGTTGATACCATTAAGTAACTGTGGATTTGTGTTAAGTTTGTTACGAATGAAACCGTTCTTGTTAGCAACGTTGAAATCAACAGGATACTTTTCTGTTGTAGTGCCATCATGAATCTCAATGGTAATACCAGCAAAGAACTTAGACTCACACTGCATCAATACACCAACAGATGAAGTTGTATCTAGAGTACCAGCGATAGTACCGGATAGAGATACCGCAGCGCCTTTGGTGTAAATAACCGCTCCGAGCGTACCATTTGATTCTGCACCAGCACTTGCAGAAGGCATAATGAAAAGGCCGTAAGCAGCAGAAGTCCCAGCCTCAGTTGTGTCAAGTGTTTCACCGGTATTCCAACCAGCAGTAGTATATCCTGAATCTTGATTAGCAGAATCTTCACCAGCAAGACGAACAAAAGTCACAGGGGAAGTCTGTGTGCTCAACCATGCTTGTGCAGCATAGAGTCCGTAAGTTGGAAGTTTTGTGTTGCCTGATCTCCAAATATCGCTATTGGCATCTTTACCGCTTTGAGGGCGACCAAAAACTGTGTATAGATCATCCAAGTTCTTAACACGAACTGGTTGCATTGCTGGCCCACGAAAGGCTTGACCGATAATAAGAGCGCCATCTTCAGTTGTCTCAACGGCAACTTGACTCTCATCAACTTCACGAAGAAGGATGTCGGGTGATATAAAATCAAATTTACTAGGCATTAGTATCTCCTTAATATGTTATTCTCTATAAATAGTGCTGTATTTTCTCAAACGAACTATTCGCGATAGTCTTTGTCTTTCTTTTTCCATGGAGCTTTATCACCAGTGATAACACGCTCTCTGGATATCTTAACTTCAACCGCATTTTCTCTAATGGTTATTTGCGGCTTTTCTCTGTTGACTCCGTCTCCAATCAAGTAGCCGAGAACCTTAATATTGATTTTGGTCTCAAACATTCTTTCATCTTCGTTGAGTGCTGTGGTGTTTTTGTTTTCAGCAAAGTTGCCATCAATAAAAGCTTCATAACGGTGACCATCGTGATTAAACAAGAAACTGTTCAACTGCCCTGTTCTCGTGAAGAACGGTGTCATTAGGTCATTCATTTGCTGTTGGTATTCTGTTCTCAAGGTGATTGAATACATAACCGTTACATATGTTGGTATTGGAGATGTAAGAAACTCATAGACAATCTTTTGGTTGTCGTTTGGCTTACCGGTCTCGGAAGCATTGCTCTTAGCTCTCGCAACTTTTGCATTGGCATGGTTTCTTGTTTTCTCTTGTCCAATGCGTCTTGCTCTTGTTATAACGCCACCTTTATAGTCTCCAACCTCATACATGTGTGCTTGAAAGGAGCCTTTGAAAGCAGGATCTTTGTTGATAGAGTCTCGGTTGATTGTTATGAGAGGAAGCTTGAGTTTGCCAACAGAGTCACGTATCTCTTTATTATTTTTAACTTGAGATAGCCTATCTGTGCCAAGCCATATAACAGGAGCCTTTTGAAAGCCTGCATTTGTCGTTGTATGGAGATCAAGATTTTCATTGATGTAGTTATACATACCAAGATCTATTGTCTCAATGGTTGAGGGTTCTAATGTTTCTACTTTATTCGGCATTGAATACTCCATCTCTTGCTCTTATACATTCGGCTTGAATCTCAAAGCGATGCTCCACTTGACCAAACAGAAGTCTCGGTTCAATCAGTTTTACAATCTCGTAATATACTTCACCATATCTTACGAAGTCGCCTTCTCTTACATAGAGGTCTTGGTCTTCCGTTAAACGTCTTTTGTGAAAGTTAACCTTTATCTTAGTTGCTTTGTCGATAGCAACGTTGTCCATGAATGATGTCTCAACCCCTTGGAACTCAACGAGAGCATGAACTCTCAAAGGAGGAAGAAATGTCTTCTCAATAGCTTCTCCATATAGAGGGTGATAAGCTGTAGCTTCAAGGTCAATAGGGAAATACAGAACCTGCTGGCCAACAACACGCTCAATGATCTCGTCATTGACTTGTTTTACAAGATCACGTTCCTTTTCTCCAAAGAACATTGGAGGAGGAGGGGATGCTGGTTTTTTCCATTTGTTATCTTCTGACACGGACTCTTATCCTCTTTTTATTTTCTGTTATGTTTTGTTGTGGCTTTAGCATTTTCGCTAAATACTTTTCAAGTTCCATTTGCATTCTCTCTGCAATGTCATCAATGCTTGCGTTATTCTTGAGAAAGTCTCCTGTTTTTTCTAGAATTTCTTTTGAGTAATCACTGTACATGCTAACACCAGCCTTGAATTCAATCTCATCATATTCTTCAATCTGTTCTGGAGTTACGTCTCCTCGCTCTGCATGCATTATTACAATGTTTGGATCTGTTTCTTTGCTCCATGCATCTTGACTTAAAGCTAACTTACCAGATAGTTCATCATTGCCAAAAACTGTGTTGAAGAACTTAGCCATAAGTTCATAAGCGTTTTGTCGCATATTTTCCGGAATCTTTTCTTTGATCTCGGAAATGTCTACACTGCTTTCGTCTTGAAAAGCAATGAAGGAAATATATTCTCCGCCAAAATAATCGTGCTCTTCTTCTTCTCTTTCATCTTCGGGCCACCAAGAATCTTCCGGAAGACCATAATCTCGGAGAACGTTTTGAATTACTTGTCTTTCTGATTCAATGACACCAAATTCTTCTAGTTTGTACTCTATCAATTGAATGGGGCCGTTATCATAATAATAATCAAAAGCATCAAATTTTTTCATAATGTCTGGTAATGCCCCTTCAAGACCTCCTAGGTAAGCTGTCTCATCATCTAAGTCATAGCCTTGATAAACAATTTTAATCATCCAACTACCTTCATCATTTCTTTCAACAAATATATTGTCTGATTTTGGTAATTGATAATAATCATAAAATTCCCAATCAACAACCTCTGTAACAACAGAGTTAATTTCAGAACCATTAGCGCCTGGTGCGTTGATTTTAAACTTAACAATCAAATCCCACACATATGTGATTTCTCCGTCATATCCTTCGGAAGTGTCCCAATCAAAGGAAATAAATCCACCAGTATGTTCGTCAAAAATCTCATTTAATCTTCGCCTAATCATTTCCTCAGAACTTCCTCCGATTGAAGCCATTAAAGCTTCTTCGACATCGGGTTCGTATCTAACAGAGGTTCCTTGGAGAACAACGTCTCTATTGAACTTGCGGAACAACATAGGCAAAGTTTGAGCAACAGAGTGACCTGTGTCTTGATAACTTCCGCCATATCTTGTGAAGTTTGATAGAAATATTGTTGGCTTACCAAGATCTTGTGATCCTTGCTTGATAATCTCTTTAACTTCTTTTTCTTGCGCTTTGGAGACTCTATTGTTAACAGCGTCTAGAAACCCTGGAACTTGTGGTCCGTAAATTTTTCCTTGTGGTACCGCAAGCCTTATTGGTTCTGAGTTTTCGTCTTTATGAAACGCGACATTTTTGATTCTAATTCTAGAAGTTGGAACTAGTAAGTGAGCAGTTGCATCTCGTCGCATTTGATCAAAAAATATTTCTTGATCTCCTTCAACATCTAATGACTCTTGTGTTGGAGGAAACATTATGAAATTCTTAGCCGGGACAATGTAAGCAATCATTCCATTGCCATACGCCTCAGAAAGAGCGCATTTATTATAGTCATCAAAACCCATTTCACCTTTCATACTTGGAAGAGAATGACAAGATCTGATGCTTTGGTGATCGGACATTCTAAAGACATCAACAGGATGGCGAGAATAGATTATGTAATTTCTCTCAAGGTATTGATCCATGTTTCTAACAAGATCATCAAAAGATTCAATAGCATATTTTGCAAAGTTTTCAAAAGATTCAAAATCGATTCTACTTTTTGTGAAGAATTCCTTCATTGTTAAGGAGGTAGATGTACCAAGCCAATAATCTTGAGCATCATAAAATTTCATAACCTTTCTGTATTCGTCTGCTGTGTGTTTTACAACTGGGTCACTAATTTTTGCTGGTAAAGAATATTTAGCTTCAGCAGGAAGTTTATCTAGTTTGCCTATTTTTGAGAGTTTTGCGTATCTTTTGGCTGCTTCAAAATGTTCTGCTCCGGCTTCTCTTTGAATTTTGTTTCTACTATTGTTAACAAAGTTGATAATGCCACCTAAAACCTTTGGTAAATTAAGAGTGATTGTTTTTCTAGAAACGCCTTGGTTTCCTTTTCCATCAATGAAATGAGAGACTTTTGTTTTGGAGCAAAGAATTTTTCCGCCTTTGACTTTACCAGCTAGTTTGCCTTTTGTTTCATCATGATATTCTAGATTGGATGCTGGATCTACTTGCCACCCAAAGGCATTGAGAGCAGAAATTGTGTTAGCTAGAGGTGTCTCTTTTTTGAGACCAGAAACAGGTTCGATAATTCTATAGGAATTTCCAAAGATGTTTCCAAAAGGTAATTCACTAACAGGGATTTCCAAAGCATCATTAAGGTATTCAATTTCTTGTTCTGTTGCTTCTTTGAGTTCTTGTTCTTTTAAAAATTTATTCCAATTTTCTAATATTAATTTCATTTCTTATCCTACAAATATTTTCAATGGAGATTCGGCGACAATAGCTTTTGCATTATCAATCATCCCTTTGTCTGTTTCAAGCAACTTAGGATAAGTCAATTCGTCAAGTATTGTCTTTAATTCGTCTCGGAGAGCTTGCTGCTCTTCCTTAGCCTGGCTTAATAAGTCCGACGCGTTTAAGCTCACATTCTCTCCAGGAATCGGCACGTTTCCACCAAACTTTCCACGCACCTGTCCGAGTGTTTCTTTAGATAGAGCGAGTGCAAATCTTCTGATCCATTGATGACCAATTGAGTTGATGTTCTCATATGGAATATTCTCAAATGGTAGAGTATTCATGTTATTGATGCCATCTTGACCGCTGTTATTATCATCTTCCCAAATGTCTGTATTATCAACCGTGAATCTAAACCAGAACTTCTCAGGTGAGACAGTATCTGGGATAGGGTAAATTCTTAGCTTATTATTGATAACCTCGTAGCTATAATGCGATGTACGAGTATAAAGGTGGTCTTCATATGATATAGCTTGAATCTTGTTTTGCCAAGCCGGAATTACCTGAAATGACGAATCATCAGCATACTGTCCATAAGTATGCATATCACCAACAACATTAAGTCCGCCATAGTATCCATAGAATCTCCACATTTGACGTGGCGTTACATAGAAGACTTGACGTATCTTAACTCTTTTATCTCCAACAATAGATGGAAACGAAGAAGATACAATCTCTTGAAGATCATAATCTTGCTGTTCAGAAACGGTATCAAATGAAGCAGAGTATATTGTCTGTTCTCCACCAATACCAGCTTCTGTTGCAAACTTGTTGCCTATCTGAAACGCAACTTCAAAGTTAAGCTTTGGATATTTAAGTTGAACATTTTCTGGGCCTGTAGCAATCTCACCTCTATGGTTGAACGAGCCTGTGGTTCCACCAAGAGCGGAGCCAAGGATGTTCTTTGATTGATGGATGTTAATGAGATATGAGTACTCAAGAACAGCATCTTCAAAGTTAGCGTATACGTTTTCTTCTGTAAGTTCGATATCTAGAACGTCACCACCCAAGCGCTTATAAGTAAAAGCAACCTGAGCGGCAGCACCAGATAAGAACTCATCAGAACTTGAGTATACACCTAAAGGCAAAGCATCAGCTACATTTAAAACATTACCCGTTGCTGGCAATATAATAGCTGATGTTTGAGATGTTGGTGTTAGTGTTGGTAATGACATTCAATTCCCTCCGAGTCGTAGTAAATAGTTTTATTGCTACTCTTCGGACTTCTTGGAACGTTTTGATTTGCGCTTAGGCTTGTCTTCTTTCTGTTCTTCAGCAGCCTTTGCTTCTTTTTCAGCAGCAAGTTTAGCAGCCTTTTCTGCTTCTTCTTTTGCTTTCTTTTCAGCAGCAGCTTTCTTTGCTGCTTCTTCAGCAAGACGCTTGGTTTCAAGTTCTTTTGATGCTTTCTCAGCAGCAAGTCTTTTAACAAGAAGTCTTTTTTGTTTGGGTTTCATATTGAGTCTCCTTAAATGAATATTGTAATTAGTTTAAAAAAAGAAAACCCCCAACCGAAAGGAAGGGGGCTTCATTAGAACATTATCTAATCAGTGATTAGGCTGTTGCTCCAGACTCTCCGAGAAGGCCACGGACGATTACAAGACCGTACATGTCAGGGCGTACCATTTTCTTCGCATAGCGAGTCATGACACCCTTACGAGGTACGAAATCCTCTGGGCCAAAGATTGTAGGAGTAG